CCAGAGCTAATAGAAAGGTCGTACTTGGTTCTTTTGTCAATCTTGAATCCAATCCAGTCCTCTAGGGTTCTATTGAAATACATCTTGCCCGGCTCGCCTTGCTCATTCAGGCCAACGTACTTGTGGATGTAATCTTCTATGGCCGAGGCATGTGCCTGAATTACATCCTGAGAGTTTGAGGGGATACCTTTTGTCTTGACGTTTGTGGATGATGAGGTTGACCTCAAGTGGTCAGGACGGTCCATCACATAACCGTCGTAACCTCTTGACTCAAAGTGCCTTACAATCCCGTACTTGTTGTTCTCTATGAGCAACGGGTATCCGTAAAACACAGCGGCCATCAACACGTCCTCGTAGAAAATCTTTGCCATGGGTGGGCGGCTGGCGTACTCTGCAACAAACATGTTGCTCGCCGCGTCCATGTTGAACTTGTTGTAGATGTGGCAAGCACCCTTGGATGAGCGGCTATCTACAGTTGCGTCAAGGTCATAGGAGTCAACTCCGCCACACCCCATGTGTGGGTTTGGTGGCACGCGCTTGTTCCTGTTCATGGACATCACGCTTCTGTTCTCTTGGTCAGGCATCCACGACACATACCACCTGCCCTGATGGTTCGGTAGAAACACGACCTCGGTGTCGGGCACACCGCCCTTCCACTGGAAGTTGCCCCTCACCACTGGGTTTGGATACAGCGAATCGTTGTGTTCTATCTGCTCGTAAATCTTTCCGATGTTGAACAGGCTGCCCTCGACACTATCCCGGAAGGCTTCGTCGGGCGTGAACGGAAACTGACGGATGATTTCGTTTAGCTCCTTAGCGTCATTCTTCAAGGCATCCCTCTCGTTTTTCAGAAACGTCTTAGACCCAAACGTCATCATGTCCCCATCAAGAGTGGGCACTTCTTTTTCTGGGTCTTGAATGATGGGGTTGCCGTGAACGTCAAAGAACCCCTCTAGGGCTTCGTAGGCTGGGATGAATAGACGGTAGAGGCCGGAGGTAGTTCTACCATTAGCGTTCCTCTTTGTCGGGTCTGAGTCTTTCCAAAGCTGCTTGTATTGCGAGCCACCCTTATCCATCGGATTGACGGTGCTACCGACAAGTGCCTTGCCGACAATGCGACGGCCAACGATAAGACAAGTACGTTCAATGCGCCAAGCCTCGCGGATGTCAGAAGGCTTTTCCCACTTGCCTGCCTCATCCATGTACAGCATGTGAAGCTTCTCACCATCGTAAGCATTGTTGGTGGTGTTCTTCCAGTTTAGCACTGTGTTGAGCGCGTCACCAACATACGATGTTTTGTTGTTCTTCGTTATCCTTTTAGATGGCTCGCGGAACGCCAGCTCCATACGCGGGTTCGTGGTACCGTCCTGAATAGGCTTGAAGAAAAAAGGGTAGTGACGAAACATCGACACCACCTTCTTCATGAAAATGTTTTCCTGAGCGTCTTTACCAGTCTTCGACTGAATGCCCAGAAGCTTGTCTTTAACCTGAGTAGCCTCGTCCAGCAGAACAGAGGAACAGATATTAGTGTAACCAGAGCGGCGACACTTAGTGTAAAGCTGGCCAACGCAGCGCGGGTCAACTTCGCAAGCAGCCATGTGAAGGAAAATGTCTCTTTGGAATCCCAGATATGAGGGGTAGCCAATGTCAATCTTCGTCCACTGGAGGAGCATGTAGTGTCTCCCCGTGATAAACGTAGGCTGACCCTGATTGTAAAACCAAAAACCTTCCCTGCGCCTTCTAAATTCTTCCTCGATAAATGGACGAAACTTTTCTCGAAACTCCTTGGGCGTTTCGGCCCACTCATCCATGCTTCGAATACGGGACAGTTCTGATGGCATAGGTAGCCTTTCCCACATCTGCATACTTGCCTCCAAGCCTTCTCCTTTGATTCCCCTCTTCGGAGTCTCTGGAAGACCAATGAGAATCCCACCAAGCTCCACGACATCTCCGAGTGTACCGTTGGGACAAATCTTGATAACCTCGTCATCATAACCATCGACTTTTTCTAGGACACTCATTTGCTAAACTTCTCTGCGAAGCCGCCGGAGTAATCCTTTTCTTGTTCAATACTTCCGTTCGACTTCAAGTCCTTTACCATCTGCTCAAGTCTCTGTCTTTCAACCAACAGCTCCTTGCAGTCAACGGCAGTTTGCTTGATTGACTGAAGCTCAGCCTTCCGTGCAGAGCCACCAGCCTCAGGGTCAACAGGACGCTTGACCTCATCAATCATGTTGTTGATGGCAACCTCCATAGACTTCATGAGTCGCTGAGCCGCGCTAATCGTTGTGAACTTAGTTGCGGACATACAGCACGTCATCATCAGTCATACGATACACGATGCTGTCGTCGTCCAGCTTCATCTTGTAATCCCTGTCCGGGAGGAACCCGACAACATCACCCTTCTTTACACCCTGCTCAACCATGTATTGGGACGGGGTGACAATCCTTGCTTCCAGCTCTTTTTTCTCTTCGAGAGAAACGACAACAATGCCAGCATCTGTTACCTCCTCATCGCCCTCTTCCTCAAGCGGCTCAAGAAACACCCAGTCGGCAAGCATGTGTAACTCGCCCTTAGAATCACGATACGCGATGGCGTGACTCCCTCTGGGATTCTCAAGGTCTAAGACAGCCATGTAGATGCCGTCGTCGATTCTAAGGTTGTCACTCTTGGTGACGTGGTGGTGAAAGAAAAGGGTGTCGCCTTTCTTTACTCCCGTCTTAACCTGAACAGGAGTAGAAACAACACGCCCATAACAAACGCGATGCTCAAACTCGTTGAATCTTGTGTCAAGGAAAAGTTCTTTACCCCCTACTGTTATCGTGCCTGTTGTTTTCTCAGGCACCTCAACAAAGAAGTGCTTTAGTGCTTTCATTCAAAATTACAATCGTACTCAATTAGAATAGGCTGATTCTCAACCGTCTTCCAAATATACGTTGAATCTTCGTCCTCTAGGTAAACGTGGTATCTCCTTACATTGTACTTGTACAGCGATGCCTCGTCTTCTTTGATTGCACACACTCGGGCTGGCCCCGCTTTCATTCCGACGTAATACGCCATTGCGTCCTTGGGGTTTGGCCCAACGACAATCTTTCTAATTAGGTTCATGATTTTAGTTTAGGTAAAGACCCGGGAATGGGTCTTCCTCCTCGTTTACTGAGAAGGCTTGTACTTGAAGGGTCATGAACTCTTCAAACTCATCTGGGTCTTTACAGTTGTGCCCGTAGGCTAGGCTCCACCGATTCTCGGTTTCTCCTTCTTCCTCAAGAAAGCCAAACGCAGCACTGTAGACCAACTCACCCGAGTGCTTGTACTTCTCGGTAATCTCTTCAATACGCTCCATAACATCAGCGACTTCAGAGAACATTGCTTTCTTCAGAATATCATCCATGGCATTAAGTAGTTGAAAAGATGGAACAGCTAGATGCGGCACCACTTGTTGAAAGATGAGCGGTGACCATCCAGAACTCCGTGTCAACAGCGATGCACTCAATCACGTCTCCAGCTTTTCCGCCAGTGGTTGCGGCATCACTGTCTAGCGTAATGGTGTTGTTGCTACCGCTCTTGGCTTGGTTTTGAATCGCCCTTGCGCTACCATCAGTCTTGTCAAGTGTAGCCTTTCCAAAGAACTTGTCTCCACTGCCGGCCTTAATTGTGTAGGCGGTTCCCTTTTCAGTTGACACAATGAACTTTACGTTGTCTCCAGCAGAGGAGATGGCAGGTAGGTTGATGACACCGCCATTGATTGAGTTACCATCCAAGAGGTAGACCTTGCTCCCGTCACTGGCCGCAATGCTCCCAGCTGCTGATAATTCAGAAATGGTTGGCACCGAAGAGTCGGCAGTAATTGTAATCGTGTCTGTTGCGGAGTTTCTCGAAAGAGTGATTCCGCCACCTGCACTGAACGTGACAGTCTTACTAGTTCCGGTAGATTGAGCAACAGTAATTTGTGGGCTTGTAGTTCCCGAAGTGGTAGTCGTGACGGTAGCCGCTGATGGGAATGTCCTCTTCTTGATAGTACCATCGCTGGCAATAATCAAAACATCTGTTTCGGTTCCGGTGGTCAGACTACTTGGACCACTGCCGATTTTGAGTCCAGCAACCTTTACCTCAGTCGTCGAAAGTGATAGAGCAGAGGCGTTCCCGCTACCGTCTTCAATTACCTTTAGACTAGATGTAAGGTTCGCTGCATCAGTGGTTTTCAAGAGCCCTTGATACGTTAGCTTAATCCTGTTTCCGCTAAGTGTTCCCATGCGATTAACTTTGTAGCAAATATACTACTAATGAGTAGACACCATCCGGCACGTCGGAGACGCAACTTCAGTAAACTAAACAAACGATACGTCAAGCGAAACGACCTCAAGAAACTCTCACTCGTCCTTAGAGATGTAAAGCTTAACTTCGACGTAGGGCTGGCTGAGGTCGAAGCACTTCTGTTCTGTTACGACTACGAGTTTTTCACCATCACTCATTTGGCGAATGCCATGAGCAGAAGCCGGAAGAAGCTGTACGAAAGAACCATACTGCCCCTGAAACAAAAAGGGTATGTAGAAGTAATACATCATGGTAAAGAGGTTGATTCTTACATCAACGCCTTATTCCATGAGAAGTCTGGTAATGAGCACAGGCTCGGTTTGTCTCAGTCGGGACGGATGCTTGTCCAGCGAATATACAGGAAGCTCGAAGGCGGAGAACCGATAAACCTTGAGGCTTAGTTCCCTGAACGAAGAGGTGAGTCGTAATACTCTGACTCGAACTTTTCGTTGTAGCCAAGAATCTTAGAGACGTAATCTCTAGTCTCAAGCGGCAATCTTTCTAACCAATCCAAAGAGTTGTAGATGTCCACCCCGTCTTCCCGTGCTTGGTTCAACGTGCGAACTACAGCTGTAGGGCCAAAGTTGTAGGCAGCAAGAGCCTTTGCAATCTTGACCTCCTCACTGCCCTTGTTCCAGCTCCTGTCTAAAAGGGACTCCATGTATGCACGCTGGGCCATCTTCGAATCCTCTGGGTTGAACGCATCGAAGTCTTCGGGAATCATTCCCTTTTCTTTCATGTAGCTTTCTGTGCCGGGCATAATCTGCGCAAGGCCACGCGCCCCAGCCGGAGACTCCGCAAGTGGATTGAACCGAGACTCTTTGAAGACCTGCCTGTCAAGAATCTCCTCAATGCTTTTCTCTCCGCTTGGGGGCCAGTGCACCTCACCACCGTGCTCCATGTTCTTTTGAATCGCGTACTCTTGCTTGTATGCGTCTTGCTTAGTATCGTGCGTACCAAGGACTCTGCCGCTCTTCCGAGAGATGAGCTGAAACTTTTTTCCGCGCTTTACAATCACGAGCACAATATACGGAATCTTGCAGCGTTAGGGATGTAGACAAACCCTCAAACACAATGTCATGAAGAACATCATTTTCATCCTCGCCATCGCATTGGCAACCGTGAGCAACGCTCAAACCCTTAACAGCATCCTCGACGGTGTGTACGCACCAACAGAGGAGAACGCCCTAAGCACGCCGCTGCTTCTAAGCATGAAGCCACAGAACGGCACACCCCACGAGGTTCTCGTTATCCGAGCTGAAGGCATCAACCCAGACTCCATCTTTGGAGACGTGCTTGACCCGAACATTGGCACTGCGCTGAACGTGTACACCGCATTCAACGGGGACGAAGTTCTGGCCCTGCCGCTTTTCGAGAAAGGTGTCTACACCATTTTTTGCCTTGACGAGAACGGCGGCAACGTAGGCGAACAGGTGCACATCGTCGTCAACGAGAACTTCATTCAGGGAGTCATCGACACGGGGTACGCAGAAAAAAGAAGCAGCCTAATCGTATCGACTAGACCGCTTCGTATTGGTCGGGATAGAACCGAGTTCGTTTCCTTCAACTGATTACATTCCGCCACGCATGCCGGGAACGACCTTAGGGAGGTCTCTTTCTCTCTCGTACTTAACGGGGGCGATGTTGAGTTTCTCTCTGAGGTCGTCCATGCTTTCTACACCAAACTCTTCCATCAAAGACCTGTTGTAAGAGCCACTTCTAAGCTCTGGGAACATGACACCTTTGTCGCCACCCTCAACGGCGATGCCCGCCATTTGGTATGCCTCCATCATGTTCTTGGCATCCGGGAACATCTCCATGAGGTCTCGTGGATTGATTTGCTTTGCGCCTTCTGGGGTTCTCATGAAGATGGCTGCAATCTCTCTGCCGGACGGGTCGTCACCGCGATTGTCAAAACCAGATGCCACGAAGAACTTTCCGCCCTCCTCGAATTGCTTGACGACACCGCCGCCCATCATTTCGTACATCTTACCGCCCGAGCCCATTTCCATCTTGGCACCGTAAGCGGCTCTCTTCATCTTCATGCCGTACATGGCTTTCTTGAGGTCGTTGGCCCCTTTGCCGTCGGCAGCGAAAAACGGGACTTCCTTGTCCCCAACTTTAACCATTTTCATAAGGCAAATGTAAGAAGTTTTGACACACTCATTTTAGATAAATAGCAGCAGTACCTTACGCGCACCGTTCGGTGTGTGCTCAGTAACCATGTGCTCTACATCAGAGGTATGGCCGTAAAGAGTGTAAGCCTCTTGCTTCACATCCTCATCTCGATACCTGAGAACACCCCCCTCAAAATCAGAAGGGTTTGAAATCAATACACTGCAACCAATTCTGCACCAAGGCATGTGATTGGTATCCCCAGTATCGACATGCCATTTGTGACCCTGAGACTTGCTCTCTACTCTCCAATACGATTCCGGACAAGGCTCAACGCTCGTTACTTTTTGAATTTCACCTAGTACACGCTTGATGATTGGGTCGCTCCAATCGGTAATAGAGTGATTGATTCTTGCTTTGTAAAAGAAATCCAAGTCGTCCTCAGAAACTATGTCTGGTATTGAAAACTTCATTACCTACCCTGTGAACGGTACGGCTTCTTGTAGTTCTGACTGCCCTTGTTGCTGGACTGCTTCTTTGAATGCTGCCCCGGTCTCTTCTTACGCTTTTTAGGAACGTAAAGAGACATACCCATCTTCTTAGCCACGTCTCAAATCTGTATCGTGTTTCTTGGAGCCACGGATGTAGCTATTCACTCTACCCATGGCCCATGCCGCCATGCTTGCTCCACGGCGAGAGCCAGATGAAAGCCAAGCTCCCTGCCCTCGTCTGTACACCTTTACTAGGGTGCCGTAAGATATTCCGGAGGACTTAGCCTTCTTCTGCAATGTCTTTTTCGTTGCGGCACTAAGTGGCTTGGCCTTAACCTTCGCCCCCTTTTTGGCCTGCACCCTTCTTTTGAAAGCACTCAAAGGAATCCTTCTGCCTTCCTTGTAGGCTTCAGACATGTCCTTCTTGTTCTTGACATCTTCCTCTACGGTCGCATCAATCTCTCTGCCCTGTTTTGGGTCAGAGTACTTTGTGGGCAAACCAAATCTGTATGGGACTTTTCTTCCCTTCCCTGCTTTTTTCATTGGGTGGTGTCCCATCACTTCTTTGCTTTAGGGTGTTCAGACAACTTGAAACTTGCCTTCTCTACAGCTCCGGGGTGAGGGGTATAGTCACCCTTCATGAGGTAATACCTTCCCTGCTCCTCCATCCAGTGAAATCCATCGGGGGGAGAGACAGAAACTTTCTTCGAAAGAATCTTCAGCTTGGGTCGTTCTGATTTACGAGCCGCCTTCATTCTTCTGACGTTCTTTTTCTTTCTCAATCATCTTGGTCATCGCGTCTTCGCGCAGACCGGACAGAAGATACACCATACTGTACCCTCGCAAGGTTGAATCGGGGATAGCGACATTTGGAAACTCTTTTTCGAAACGAGCCTTCGTATCATTAAACACAGACTCCTTGGTCACCTTCTTTTTCTTTGGGTCACCCTGAACCTTAGTTCCTTCCTGAGCCTTCTTCTTTTTGCGGCTGTAAAGCATACCGCAAATATAGTCATTTAGTGAGACCCCATTTGTAGAAGCTGTAGCCACAATGAACCTTGAAGTCAATGGACTTGATGCTCAGCCGAAGGTTTTCTTTTTGCTTTTTGATTCTGGCTGGGCTCTTGAACGCGAGCTCTATTAGCCTGTCGCGGTGAACATCGCTTCCCCAGATGAGACCCTTGTCGTTACCAGAAAGCACCACGTCTTTTACGCGGTACTCCCTTTTGGTCTTGCCGTCGTAGAGGACGACATCACAGAGATGGATGGGGTCTTTCATTGGTTCATCAATTTCCATGTGTGTTCGTGACAGCAGGTCCACCGTTCTTGAATTGGTGGCTTAACTGTCATGCGCTGCCAACCGCTTGCTGGCGGTCGGAGTGCGTAGCCACCCGCCCGTGCTTTGGTTACAGCTTTAGTGAACTGGGTGTCGAACCCGTAGGCGGGTGCTACCCGCGCATGGACTCTTCCGTCCTTTGTGTGCTTCATGAATACCCAACACTTGAGGGGCTTGTGGTAGACCGCCGTGACGCGAGCCTTGGTGTTGGTATAGGTCTGGAATTGTTTTTTCATACTCCTATAACGGAGCAGAAATCAGATTATTGCATCTGGTTCTTAGCCAAGAGAATCTTGACCTCCTGCACTTCCTTCAACAGCTGCTTGATGTCCTCCTTCATCTCGGAGTTATCTGTCTCCAAGGCGATTACCCTTCCCTTCAATGAGCTGTAGTCTGATTGGTGCTTAATCCAGATTCCAATCAGTGAGCCCGCTATAACTAAAAGCTCAAACTGTGTTAGTGCGTCCATGCCCACAAAAATAGTAAAAGGAGTACTACGTCATCTCAGAACCGTCGCTCTGACTTTCTCCTTACTTGCTCTTCTTTGTAAAACGGGTCTAGCTCTGCTCCGAAGCAAATCTGACCCCAGTTGGCTAACACAATCTGTATGTCTGTAATTGTAAAGAAACCATCTCCATTGAGGTCTCCATCAACCCAATCTACATCCCCTACATGAGTAAGCATCAGCATCAAATCATTCGTACCCACAATGAAATCCCCGCTGATGTCTCCCGCGCAGTACGGGTCACCCGTCGTGAGTCCCGGCCTAGTGATTTCAATCATGTTATGCATGCGCTCAATCTGACCATCGGTAAAGTGTTGCCTACATGAATCTACATAGTAGTCCATGTGATTGTCCGGTGTGTAGCTGTACAGGGCTGGGGGGCATATCGGGTTTTCACAGCTCCAGTTTACTTTGGTCGGTGGGGTGTCACAAACAAAGTCTCCTGTCTCTTCGCAATCACCGAGGTCTTGCCCACAGTTGTCTATGTTTCTAAAGACGTGGTGAAGACTCAGGAAGTGCCCGACCTCATGGATAAGGGTTTTGTTCTCATCCCTGTTGTTCAATAGGTGGTCTCCGAGCCTTCCGAATACACTTGTCTTAACCCACACCCCGTCTAGTGTTGTTTGAGGTGCGTAAGCGGTCCACGCGAAACCCAGTATGCCCTGACAGAAAGCCGGGAACACATGAACATTCATTACCGTCTCCCTGTCCCACACCTTGTCCTCCAAGTAGTCATTCATAGATGTAAATGCAAACGGGCTGTAGGGTACACAGTAGTCATTGAGTAACCCGTCGGAATACTCGTACTCGTCAAAGTCGTGATACTCTATGGACAGCAAATCAAACTGATACATCGCCTCCTCAAACTCTTCATTCAAATGGTCCGCTGCGTCGTTTACGATGTGGGTCGGCAGATAGCTGTACGGGAGACTGTCGGTATGGTAGATGTGGATGACGTAGTTGACCGATTTCCACTCTGGTTCATCTGGGAGGAACCCCATTGTCCTTACAGCTAAGTCCTCTGGTTCTCCGAATGTGACACACTGAGAGTTGGCCCTGCTTACGAGCAAGAGGGTAAGCATCCAAAGGACAAAGAGTGCGTGAAATTTGTAGCGTGACATGTGGTTGGGTTTTGGGTAAAGCATCCCCTCGCACACGATTCTTAGTCTGAACAAGAGCGGTAGCCATGTTTCCAAAAATGGTGGTAGCTACCGTAGCTAACGTGAGTGCGGCTACTGCAAGCACTCGACGTGAAGCGTTCTCGCTAAGCTGATGCGAAGTTACACGAAAAAATTTGAAAAGTCAAGTGCTTTT